TGTTTCGTCCAGTTTGCCAACATTACGTGGATTTTCATAGTGGTCTAGAACTTGTTCGCTATATGCCATATTCTTATTCTCTTTAACATTTTAAGTCGACGATTTTACCTTGTTCAATTCGTTCTAACCGTCGTCTTCCTGTAGCTTCATAAGATGCAACTCTTGCATCCTGTAAACTAGCTGCCAGTCTATCCGCCTTAGCACTATATAGTTCTTTAATTACTTTGATCTGTGAAACTTCTTGGTTTCGCTTTATTCTATCTAAGACCTGTGAAGATTCTTTTACTACTGGCGGCTTAGTATTATTAGTAGGTAATTGAGGTCTATTCAATTGCTGAGCTTGTATATTCATGTTAGTGCCTCACTTACGCATTTATTTGGTGCAGGATGAAGGAGTCGAACCTACTATGCTTTCGCGACGGATTTACAGTCCGTTGTCCCACCGTGGAACCTACCCTGCAGGTTATCCTGAAAACACTATAGCAGAGACGCTGTACAATGCTTCAGGATAATGGAGTTTTACAGACTCCTACTGTTGACAGTTTTTCTATAGGCCGATGGTTATTGAGTGCCTATAGATGGTCTGCCCTCCGACAGCTGTCTGACCTGTAGCTATTAACTTAATACCTTCATTAGGTATAATTTTAACTTTAACTTCATTTTATTCCATTGTGATCTTTTTGTAGTCGAACTTAGATCAATCATGTGAACTTCAGTTTTGGTTTGAAATGCGGGTTTAAATTTGCCTATCATAATCCATGCTCATATACTGTACGACCATCGCGTTTTAGCGCTCGAAGTACTTGGTTACGGTTTGATTCTTCATCCTTAAAACTGCAATGGATCCAACCAGAATTAGGATCTGATTCGTCATAAAACTCAAGGATCAACTGATCGAAATCTAGGTTGTCGATAATCCATTCAACAACTTCTTTGTTATCTGTGCCATCACATTCAAAGTCACATGCTTGACCTTTACTATGCTGTGATGTTGCGCTTCCGCCAATAGCTTCATTCAATGCTTGACTGCGATATCCTGAAGTAATTCGTGTGGGACCGAACTCATCCCTAACGGGCTGAATAACGTTTTCAAATAAATTGATAGCGTTCTCTAAATGAGAATCACTCGGTTCATTATCAAGATCTAGTCGGTTTGCTGTATCGGATCTGCTATATTCTCCAATACTAAAGTTTTCGCTTAACTGCATTATGCGTCCTCCATAGGATAGTTGTGTTCATCACACATGATGAATTCTGAACCCTCCGGAATAGATCTAACAAACACTATTAAATCATGGACGGCTTCTTTATTAAACCATTTAGTCATTTGATGACGGGCATCTTTAATAACGTGTACTATAATCATAATAATGTCCTCATGTCCGTTTAACCGATAAGTAATACAAATTTCTAACGGCAGGTATATTTGTATTTATCTAAGTGATGGCGGAAAAGAGCCAACTCCTAAATTTTATTTAACCGAAGCTTCGAAATATTGGTACAGTTCATTAAATTTATGGTCGTATAATTCGGCCATTCCCTTAAGAGCTTCTGGTGTTAGGGATCCATTACTTAACATATCTCCAAACACTTTAATATCTTCTGTCACTTGCCATGTTGACATCAATTGGTTTTCAAACTTAACTTGATCGCGATACATATCATTCATAATTTTTACCTAAATATAGTTGACATTTAACTGCTCTGAATTACTCCACTCTGCAAATAAACCGAGATCTTGCAGAACTTTTATGATCTCGTTATGAACACCAAAGGTATAATTCTTATTAGCATGAGGTCCAAAAAGATAATAGTCTGCCCAAATCTCATCGCTAAGTGATGTATCGCCATTGATATGAAACTTATTTAAATCTATATTAGATGAACGATACACTGGAACACCCATTGAAAATAATTTACTATAAGCCGAATTCATTGTTGCATCCATAATTTACATCCTTTATTTCTTAACTCACCATAGATAAGCGAGGCTCATCATCTTGATCCATTGTTGAAACACCATTCTGTACAGTACCAAAGCGCTGATCAATCCAATCAGCTGTAACATCGACGCTGTCTATAACACGCTTCTGAATAATACCTTGAATTTCGCCACCTTGATTAACATATACAACCTCACCAATGATGTAATCAGTATCTCGATGAGCAAAGTCTTTAGCTTTAATAATCATACCAACCTTCATTTCAGCATTTGCATAATTCATAATATATTCTCTAACGTTGTTTGATTCAATATAAGTATTATATCACGTATTCATACTGTTGTACACACTTTTTTTATATCATTTTGTTATATGATTATTCTTCATAGTCTTCACTTGACCACATTAAACATTTGCTCCTATGTATTTGTATTAGTTATTATATCACAGATTAAGGCGTTTGTACACCTCTATTTATAACGCAATAACGAAAAAAGGACCCGAAGGTCCTTTAGTTAAAGATTAAATATACTTACGATTATCTAATTGCTGATCTTTAGAACGTATCTCAGGAATTATAGGTAGTTCCTCTTTAGAACGTAATAACTTATACGCTATAAAGTGAGGTGATGTTCCTGATGGCCATTCTGCCGTCATCATATCTGCTACTCTAAGAAATTTCTGGTACTCCATCTCGCGAGCGTTCCTTGCTTGAGTTTCGCGAAGTCTATTCTTTATTGCTATCTTAATTTTTCTTATTAAATCCTGCATGGTCAAACTGTCCTCCGTTAATTGTTACTTTACGGGGACGCAATTCCTCGGGTATTACATACTCTAAATTAATTACAAGTATGCCATCCTGAAGTTCTGCTCCAGTGACCTCAACGTGTTCCGATAGACGGAAAGTTCGTGAGAATCTTTTAGAGCTAATACCTTTATGAATGTAGTCTACTACACCTTCTTCAGGTTCTACCGAATCCCCACTAATATTTAAGAATCCGTCTTTTACTTCAATATCAAGCTGAGATTCTTTAAAGCCAGCAACCGCAACTTGAATTTTAAATTCGGTTTCTGATTCTTTAATAACGTTGTGAGGTGGATAACCTGTATTGGCTTTAGAATGAACTCGTTCTAATTCATTGAATAGATGATCGAATCCGATAAAGCCGGCGCGTGGGTACTGTAATCTTGACGTATTAGTCATATTGTTGCCTCCAATTAAGCAAGGTAAATTATGTGGCCAGAGTGTTCTGCACCACGGAATCTATTTATATGACTTATGTATCGGACTTAGACTTAATTTCGGATTTAATCCAATTAATTGCGGTTTTGTTTTCAGGCTTTGCTTTTGAAAATTTAGCCATCTCTCTATATGCTCGAGTAGTCTCTTTTGCATAATCCTTACCTTCAGAATTATCCACGACTATGAACCTCTTCTTTCCAAACAGGGTCTGGAAAGCACCAATATTCTTTTGAACCGTAGTCCAATATTGTTCTACCTCTGCAGGCGGTAATGTACGTGCCCGCTTCATATTACGATCTTGTGCAGTCTCAAGGTCAGTATTGACAAAGATCATGGCAACATCATATCCAAGCTTTTTCAATGATTTAGCTTGAAGTTTAAGTTTACCTACATCCTTGCCAGTACCATCAATAACAAGACCAAGCCGTCCTTGAATATATCGCTGCTGCTTTGTACCTGTAAGAGCTTTAGCTTTATTACGGATCTCTTGGCCTTGCACTGAGAAGATATTATCTGGAGTTGTTTCCATTCCAGCCTTTGTCATAGCAGCTTCAAATGCATCATCGGAATTCACTATCTTAAACCCAAGGGCAGTTAATCCGGTTTTGCCTACAATAAAAGATTTACCAGAGCCAGGACCGCCAGCCAAAAACACTGCTTTAAAAATAGCAGGATCATTTACACCTTCGGTAATATCTAAGTAATCTTTAAATGTATTCATTTTAATTGGAGCCTATATTATACTTTGGACAAAGTTCCCATTCAGATTTCTCTTTATATGAGATAATTTTAATTTGCTTTAACGGCGCAGTACTTAGTGTTTGACTAGTATCAACAATATCTAGTAAACCCCAATCAGCTAATAGAGTAGTAATAGTATTACGTCTTTCTAAATCGTTGCTATTTAAGTTTGATCCCTTACCATCCAATAAAAACAATTCCTTGAAATGCACTATAAAGTACCTTCCTTGTTTATGTAATATATGACATGACTGGAATAATTTCTTATCCATGGAAGATGCTACACCTATCCGTGTCAATGTCTCTTTTACCTTTAAAAAATCGTCTGGTTCATTAAGCGTTATCTCCAACATGTGTGCCGGAGTCCATTCTATATGTTCAACATTATTATTGTTTTCCACCTTGATTCATCCTATCTTTCAATATACTCAATTGATCTTTGTTTAATATATTTAAAGCTTCTTCCGCTCGAGCATTGTTATAGCCATAGGCATTTTTTAATAAGTCTATGTCTTTGCTAGAAGAAGCTTTGTGCCATTTAGAAAAACGTTTCCGCTTTCTAATCATATTTATACAAAAATCAAACTGAAGCCGGTGGTCGATATTATGATGGACATTCATCTCATTGGCAATAAGAACGGTATCATTGAAGTAAGACAAGGACCGATTAACCATAAACGGTACATAATCTTTCTCTGCAAGGTCATCTACCATTATATCTGCTTTGGTATAGTTCACTGCATTTACATAATCAAAAGGATTCATATTCTACTCGTTAAGCAATTGTGCTGAACGGCCTTGAGCCAGGGACCAATCTTCAGCAATGTTTTCAACTTGGCTGACACTCATGTCCGGATGAACCACACGCTTAAGAATACGATGGCTTGAATCACGATAATCGATGTAATAATTACCACCAGACTGTACCTTAACTTGTGCAACTTGACCGAATAAACCAAAATATTCTGATATTATTGTGCCTGTTTGCTCTATGCCGTTATTGTCCTGCATACAATACTCCTATGAAATTGCTTGAATTAATACTTGAAGCCTTAAAATATCTAATGCGATATCATAACGCGGGTCATGTAACACTACGTCTTTATACTCAACAGGCTCAGGCATAAAACTATTAGACATTTTACTGCCATATGATAGTCCGTCAATCATTGAACGAGTATCTCTGATTGACCACCATGGATAAGGTGAAGGTTTACCCATGGCTTTACACATTGTTTCAGTAATAATAGGATCAAAAGTATTGCCACGAGTATAAACACTAGCACCTTCAGTATATATGCTTTCTAAAACATCAGGCATTTCACTTATAGAAACATCAGTCTTATAAGCTTTTAATTGAGACCTTTGTGCCTCTTTAGATTGTAGCATCCACCAATCAATGGTAGAAGATTCAATCACACGCTTAAATACTTTGACCTGCTCGTTGACGTCAAACTTAACGTATGTGGATCCGTCCACAATCTCACTTAGGGTATATGGCTTACTAATAAAACGATTAGTATCAAAAGCGAATGCAGCCATCGATAATACCGGACAATTAATTACGTCTTGTCCAAGAGTCTCATAGTCATAAATCAATGAATTATTCATTTCCATTCACTATTGGCCATAATCTCTGTGAGACATGCCGCAGTATTAAGTTCATGATCAGCAACAAAAGCATTTTTATACTGATAGTCTGCAAGGATTAGAATGATTTGTGGAACACTATTAGCAGTAAGTTTACTGGTCATAGTATCATATATCTTACGGAATAGAACATGTGGTTCAGTGTCAGAGTTCTCGCCAACCCACTTACGCATCTTATTAAAGTCTTTATCTTTTAGATGCTTAACTAGATCTGAGAATGAATCATCTGACATGTTACTTAGGATACCAGCATCAATTGCACCAGAGGTACTATAACGTTGACATTCATTAATAACACGACGCCAATCAGGCGCATGAGTCATAATAAGATTAGCGATAACCTTCTTATCGTATATAACACTTTCTTCGACTAGGATGAGTTGAAGACGTTTCATGAAGGATGCAGATAGGTATGCAAGTGCCTTCTTTGAAGTGTTGAATTCATATATAGAACATCGAGAATGAAGTGGTGCAATAATACGGTTTTTAAAGTTACATGTTAGAATGAACCGGCAATTATTAGAGAATTCTTCCATGAATCCACGAAGTGCTGGTTGAGTACTTTGAGCATTTAAGTAGTCTGCTTCATCAAGTATGACAACCTTTAGTCCACCATGAAGTGATACAGTACTTGCAAATTGTTTAATAGTCGTTCGAAGTGTATCAATGTTTCCTGATTCAGAAGCGTTGATAATGATATAGTCTAGATCTAGACTGTGGCATATGGCACGAGCAATAGTAGTCTTACCTACACCTGCAGTACCTGAAAGAAGCATGTTTGGAACATTGCCACTCTCTACGATTTCAGAGAAGGTCTGAGATAGATCTTCACTTAGAACACATTCATTAATAGTTTGAGGGCGGTATTTCTCTACCCATAACATATCGCTTTTATTCATTCACTACTCCATAATATATTGATGTACCTATTATAACATAGATACACCAGTTTGTACACAACTATTTTATGCCTCTGCGGAGAATAAAGCTTCGTATAATGTTTCAACTTCTTCTGCTGCTTCGGTAGTCTCAGCAATATTTTGCTTATGATATGCAGATGCAACCTTCTTAAGATACTTTTTAGGTAGGTCAAACTTTTCAGATAAGTCATCAATTGTTTCTTTGATATAATCACGTTCGCCTTCGGTACGTACCATTGAGTTAGAAATTTCTTTCATAGCTGAACGGATTGCTTGACGGTCTGCAGGTGCTGATGGGATAATTAAGTTGTTCATAATATAGTTCTCTTAAACGTTAAATTTAGATGATTTTTCAAGTGCTACCCAATATGTTAATTGGTCAGCGGTATTTTCAAACTTAGAAATTAGTTTGGACGATATGGATACCTTATAGTCTCCTTGTACGAATTTAAAGTTATTAATATTAAATACTAACTCAAAGTCATTGTCATACTCAAGGTCTGAATCAATGTCTAGTTTATACGAGTTAGCGGTTTTGTTGGCAATATCAGTAGATAATAATGTCAACGATGAGCTTCCAGATGTACCTTTAACTACAATATCGGTAGTGCCAAGAACAGCGGAAGATTTACGTAATGAATTTAAGTCTTCATTACTTAGTACAAACTCAACATCAGTCGAAGGCATTTTAATGTCTTTGGACGGAGAAGTAAGTATGGATGTATCAGAGAAGAAGTACTTAATGGACTGTCGTCCTTGATTAATAGTGACATACTTCATATCTGCGTTAAAGATAAACTCGGGATCTTCAAACATACCGATAACATTTAAGAACTCATTCAGATCATAGATACCGAATCCGTTTTCAAAGGTCTCGCTTATATCTGCAGAGCTAAGAATGTTCTTAGCATTTGACATGGTTTTAACCGTGCTGCCTTCGCTGAATACTATGTTTGAATTAATCGAACTAAAGTTTTTTAGAATCGATACAGTCTTACTAGATAATTTCATTGGTACTTCCTTTATAATGTAACTTGATTATGGTACTATTATATCACGATATTAGTGAAGTGTACACTCTTTTTTTATTTAATTTTACTAAAGTTGCGATCTTTTATGAATTCGATCTTACTGCGGAACTTACTCTCTAATATCTCACCCTTATGTGAGATGACGAACACATTGGTACCTTCATCTAACGTATTAAGGATTTTCATTAGATTTTCTACACCATCATGATCCATGGATGAATCAAAAGTCTCATCGAGTATCAATAAGTTTGTGTTAGTAGAATTCTTCATACGTGCAATTTGACGCCATGTGAACATTAGTGCCAAATCGATACGTGTCTTTTCGCCTTCAGAGAATGATTCATATGAGAAGTTATCCCTATGGCGTGAACGTATACTTTCATCAAAGTTCTCATCTAGATTAAATGACACAAAAAAGTCAAGAATCTGTAGGTAACTATTGATTAACTTATTCATTACAGGCAAGTATTCTTTAATTACCTTAGTCTTAATGCCTGTGTCCTTTAGCATTTCTGCGATGACGATAGCATATGAAATCTCTTCGTTGATCTGATACTTACGATCTGAAAGTTGTAACTTAGTCTCTTGCAATTCATTTAGTTCAAGCTTAGCCTTTTCAATGTCGCTATTACTTGCAGTACTATTAAGGATTTCTGATTCAAGCGTTGCAATATTAGCATCGACATTGGC